TTACAGATCTACACCCTCGGAGATGCAGGCAATAGCTCCTGAGGCCCCGCAGTACTTGAGGATCTTGCTCTTGAGTGCGCTGTCTCGGGTGTACTCGAGTAAAAACGCACCCAGTCCTTTGCTCAGGGCGAACGAGATGTATTTCTGGTACTTCACGGACTGGCTTGTCGTCTGGGGCCCAAATGTCCCCTCATCTTTGTAATCCGTGATCCGGGAGAACACTTCCTCCTGCGTGATGCCATCCACAGACCTGGTCCCGGCCTGCAGGGCTTTGGTCATAAAGGCCAGGGCTCCATTCACCATCACATAACCGCCCAGGGCTTTGATATTGGTCAGGACCATGCTGACGGCCTCATACAGGGCAGAGGACTTATACTCTTCATAGACATCGAGGTTGTCGATCCACCAGCCATCGAATCCCTGGGCCTTGATCTCCTTCGCCCTGGTTGCGCACCAGTCGCGGACGGCAGACCGACGCAGGTCGAGATACCGCTCATGGGGCCAGTTAGGAAGAGGATCCAGTGTGTAGGCTTTGAGCTTGCTGTAATAGCTCCGCTCTTCAGAGACAGATCCCGCAGACAGGTAGCCCAGGATTGTTGCTCCCCTGGCCTTCAGGGCGGCAATCTCCGCTTTTGTATAATCCTCAGGCTCGATGGCCAGAAGCATGCCGGAGGTGACGTCTGCCGGTTTGACTTTTGTCGAAAGCGAAACCTTGTAAGATTTCCAGCCGGCCGCCGGAACAGCCTTTGTCCAGGTCTTGGAGAGGTTCCCCTTACTGCAGGACAGCTTCATGACCCCGGGCAGGCAGTCGATATAGATGTCCCCGTTCTCATGGTTACGGGCTACCACCGCGCCGACGGCCTCCAGCCTCTTCCTGGTAGTCCCGCGGCCGGACCGTTCCGCATGGTGGTAGTTGGAGAAGGCCACGAGAGGCTTCACGGCCTCGCAGATGGTCTCGTTGCAGGCATTGGCATCGCCGTGCCACTGGGCCTTGAAGATATCGGCCTTCAGGTCTTTCACGGCCTTCACGAGGAGATTGTTGCCCTCATTCTGCAGGTCGCCGGCTGTATGGTATACCCATCCGTTCAGGTCGACCCGGAGCACCACCGACTCGTTGTTGACAAAGTGGTGGTCGTCATGCTCCTTGAGGGAAGAGGCCGGGCACTGGTAGATGCAGTCAAACCGCATGCCGCCAATGGTCCAGGACGTGCCCTTTTTTACATAGTGGCCCTTTGCCTTCTTATACTGCCTGCGGAGCGCGTCCCCATAGCTTTTCTGATGTTTATCGAGCTCTGTCGGGTCGGGGACATAGATGTCACTGGTGGGGAAAGCCTTCATAATGTCGGAGACACCGCCATAGTGGTCTCCGTGGGCGTGGCTGATCACGATCGCATCCAGCTTCTTCACGCCCAGGGCCTTCAGCTTTTTGGTGATGTTTGCTGAGGACTTTGCTTTGGCCGTGTCGATTAGGACGGCATGCTCGACGGTCTTATCATCCGCGCTGTACTGGATCAGGGCCGTACAGTCGCCGAACTGCTCAGATTCGTTGCCGGTGTCGAAGAAGGCCAGGGCGGCGATCCGGATCCTGCCACCGGTCACGACAGGAGTAGGGACCGGCGCGGGAGTCGAACCGGGAACCGTGACCATGATGGCGTTCAGGAAGCCTTTCTTTTTGACCTCCTTTAACCTCTTCTCAGCATTGGCCTTGACACTAAAAGCCCCGGCCTGAACTTTCATGAGGCCGTCCGTTGTGACGACCACAGCGGGGAAGCCCGCTTTCTTCAGCTTGTCTGCCATCTTCCTGGCATTGTCCTTCTGCCTGTAGGCCCCGATCTGGATCTTATACATGGTCTTGTCAGCCACTGATCACACCTCCTTCGCTTTGATGATGACATTGTATCCGGCCCTTCTGGCCCTGGAGACAGTCGCCTCAGCGCCGGAGACGTTGGCAAAAGCCCCCAGCTGGACCTTGTAGAGGCCGTCCTGCTTCGTCACGATGGCGTCAAGGCCTTTGGCTCTGACTTCCTTTGCTTTTCTCTTTGCTCCGCTTTCAAGCCGGAATGCCCCGAACTGAACACAATACAGGGTCTGTTTGGTGCTCCCTGCTCCGCTCTCAGAGGTTTTGGTCTGCCTGTCATAGATTTCCCGCCCAAAGGCTGCGCGGCGCTTTTTAACGGAACCGGACTGGTCTGCAGGCTTCTCGAAATCAGTCAGTATGACATCAGAGACTGCCCTGATGGACTTGCCCGCCTTCAGGGCCGTCATGGACCTGCTGTATCCCTGGAGTTCCTTCCAGAGGTACTCCAGCTGCATCTGCATGTCATCGATGGGCTTGCCCTGCTCCCTGGCATAAGCCAGAAGCGCCTGTTTGCGGGTGTACCAGGTCCACTGGGCCAGGCCGTAGCCAGCACCGTCATGGACGAAATTGTCATAGGATCCATCATTTACCGCGGCAGTGTAGCCCTTATCCGTCATCCCCAGGCTGCGCTCGAAGCTGTTCTGGAGGTTGTTGGGACGCAGGGCAGACTCCGCATAGAGGTTGCCCATCAGGCCGGCGACTGCAAAAGCATTCAGGCCCTTACCGGCCAGGAAGTTCCAGATGACCTTTTCACGATCACATTCCTCGTTATTGATCAGAACGGCCGCAGCAGAGTTCGGAGTCTCGATTACTTGTTTCGGAGCGGGGCTTTCGCCGAGCCTGGCCGTCACTTCCTCGGCCAGCTTCCCGAGACGGCTGTAGAGCCAGTCGCCGGGACACGATTTGGCAGCAAACCACCTGTGGGCCGTGAGGACCATCTCAGTATCCCTGGGTTTGTAGGCCAGTGTGGTTGCCTTGTCTCCGAACCAGATCAGCCGGGTCTTGCCATAGCGCTGACAGATGTCCGCGCAAAGGCTGACCAGGGAGACCCACACCTTTGTATTCATGGCGTAGGGACTCCGTGTATCAGAGGCACACTCAATGGTAATGGCCCGGTTGTCGTTGTCCGCGCTAGAACTGCACCAGGATCGGTATTCCTCATCGACATAACCGCCGATCTCCCCATCAGTGCCAATACCATAGTTAGAGCTTGCCTGATATGAGGACTCCTCGAAAAGTTCACCGCATCTCTTAGCAGTCATCTGGCCCACCATGCAGTGGGGCGTGATCCGCGTGACCTTGTATGTTCTCTGGCCAGAGTGATTGGGGGACGGTATATTTATCGTGGCCAGCTTACTGATTGCCATCTTTTCCCTCCTTAAGATCAGCGGACTGCCGGTTAAGCTCATAGACAGCCGCCTGGATCAAGGCATTGATCTCGGCCGACGAAAGCGCTATGCCCATCCTTAGAGTCATACGGGTGATCATATCTGTTGCATATTTCAAGCGCTTACTGCCGGTCGGATCATCCTGCTGAACTTTCTTGTGCACCTGCTCAGCGGCTGCAACTACCTGGCGGGCATATTCTTTGATCCGCTCCATCTTCGCATTCTCTGTCTTATGGTTGAGCCACGCCTTTGCCGCAGGGGCAAGGAAAACCGCAATGATAAGGACGATCCCCCTAATTACCAATACCAATGTAGCCAACTCAATCTTCATATCCTCGTACTCCTTTCTTCCGGATCAGTCATCCGGAGCATGTGCCTTGCGGTTCAAGTAGTTCCTGATCTGCTCTTCCGCCTTCTTGGTAGGGCCGTTTGCTCCAATCTCCTGCAAGCCTCCGAGAACGCCCAGCATGGCCTGCATGAGGATTTCACGCTCTTCCAGCGAATCGGCCACCATCCGCTGGACACTGCCTCGCCAGCGCTCCATGTCATTGATCCGATTGTAGTCGCGGTCCAGCTTCTCCTTGATCTGCCGTATGTCGGATTCAATCGATGAGAGCCTGTCACACACAGACTTGTCTTCGGCGGCTTCTTTTTCGGCTGCCACAGCCCCGCCAGACACCCTGCGCTTGAACTCCGGCCATTCCTTGTAAATGAAATAGCCGACCAGAAATGCGATGACGATCCATGTCAGCACCTGGTCGGCAGTGACTACCTCTAAGAGTTTTTTCTCCATCCCGTCTCCTTTTGGGCATAAAAATACCGCCCATACAGGGCGGATGTGCTGCAATCCATGTTTCCTTATTGTATAGTCCATTCGACTGCACCATACATCATTGTCATTGTGGAGGATGTATTCTGCACGATGGAACCGTCGTCTTTTATCGTAAAGTGGGCGAGGCATGGCCTCTGGTTCGTCAGGGCACCGCATGCGGGTCTTGTGATATCAACTGGCGGCCGGAAACCATCTGGAACCGTGAACATTGTTGTGCCGGTCGGGATAGTAGTGGTGCCGTCTGAGTATCCAATCGCAATGTATGCCCTGACTGTCGTGCCCTTCTTGACCAGCCTGCATACATGCATATTGGTCGAACTCAAGGCAGTGCTGACTTCCAGAGATTTCTCGGAAATGACAAGGCTTTCAACTATCTTCGTTAAAAGCGCTTTAAAATCCATCATACGATCACCTCATTTTTCCACCCGCACGCAACGATGGCTTTGTAAAGATCTTCGGTTGATGTAAGGGCCGAGTACATCACACCTCCATCGTAAAAAGCAAAAGAATTGGATCGATGAGAACTATCCGATCCATCACCGATCAAAAATGTTGCGTTTGGGTCTGCTTTGTTATAATGACCGATTGCAGTCTGAGCGTATCCGTTTGCCACAGTTTCTACTCCGCTCGAATGGCTATATGCTCCGGATGCTATTGTTTTATACCCTTCCGCATGACACCCTTCCTTGGACGCAGTGCAGCTGTCTCCTTCCGCATGGGAAAAAGCGCCTGTTGCCTTTGTCTTATATCCTTCTGCATGAGAACCGCTATTTGTTGCCTGCGTGCTTTCCCCTTCTGCATGGGCAGCCTGGCTGGAAGCAACTGTCTGCTGCCCTTCCGCGTGTGCATTCTGCCCTGACGCAGTGGTCTGCCAGCCTTCTGCATGCGTCATATGGTGTGACGCAACAGTTTCTTCTCCTTCTGCATGGGAGAGCCAACCGGAAGCTGTGGTATTTAAACCCTCAGCCATGGAACCTTCCCCTATGGTGGTACCGGCTTTGCGCCTCCCAAGCGTATAAAATTCAGAAGAAATGCTCTGCCCGCTTTCTCCAACCACGGTTCCATAGCCTATATTTGCGATCTGGTCCTGGGTGCCGGAGTATACCTGCAAACCACCATTTCCAATATTGACATGTCTCCCGCTCAGCGCTCCTATATGGCTCTCCTCTGCGAAACTGGCTACCGCTGTCTGACCATTTCGAATGTCCACAGAATCATTATCGATCAATACATTTCTGCCTGTTGCAGTGCTCGGAGTCTGCTGGCCATCATGTAAGTCTGCAACCATAACGCCGGTTTCATCTGACGCCATGTAGTTGATGGCAGTCCTGGCCGCAGCTTTTGCAGCGTCGTAAGAACTGGAAATCGATACATCCGTATACTCGAAAGTCTCATCTGAAAAAGTAGTCTTCTGCGTGGTATACAGGATATAGTCTCCGTCCGTGTAGTCAGGCTCTTCTGTTGACCATCCAATCGGGATATCCGTAGTCGGCTTTGCCGGGGCTGCCGCGCTGCTTAACTGGAGTTTGTAATACCATGTGGAAGATGCTATATCCCGGATATAGGAAAGTGTGACGGAATCACTTGCATAAATCATGATCATATCCTCAAAAATTAAACAGCGAAGACTTTTTGTCTCCGCTGTTTAATCCGCCAGTTGCATTATCCGAAGTTCCAGTTCCTCAAGAAGCCGTTTTATTAAATCAACGATTTCCGGAACAGACATGCGTGTGATTTGCTCATCAGTCATCTTCGTACCGGAGTCCGGTGATCTCCTCGTACTCTTCTACCGTGATCCTGCCGAGGCGGACAAGGTTTTTCATCATGTCAAGATTCCAGTTCTCCGGATAATTTTTCTTCGCAATATTGTAGAATTTACTCGCCATTTTCTCTCTCCTTTGTACTTTTTCTTTCTTTTCAGAAACAAGCTTCGTCAGCTTTCGCCTCGTTGTCCTCCAGGATCTCCGGATAACTGCAGACCGCCATGTATTCCAACGCGGCAGTCTGTTTCTCCAGCCGTGCACGGAATTCCCTGTTCTCCATCTCAGCTTTTTTGAGCCTCTCCTCTTTTGTTACCACAATTCCTCTTTCCATAGAGATATCTCCTCTTTCTTTTGTAAACCGGCTTTTCTCGAAAAAGCCGGGTATAGTATTTGTCCATTTCTCTGATGGGGCCGTCTCCGGCATATTCCGCATTCGACACCCAGCACTGGTAATGCCTCCGGATATCATCCATCGTGCGCAGACCGTTTTTCCTATATTTCAAAAGACTTTTAAGTGTTTGGCGTTCTTCTGAAAGAGCCTTCCTGTGCAACCGGATAATAATTTTCCCGGATTCCTTCATGAGAAATCTTTTGCGAAGAAAGTAAAATCCGCGCCTGGCATGTATCAGCCCGGACTTATTTGTCATCTGCAGCCCCATCTTCGCTAGGTGTTTTTGAACCGTATCTTCTGCCCGCCCTACGACAGCTCTGTCATGGTCCAGGATCAGAAAATCGTCGTTGTACCGGATATAGTATTTGCAAAAGGATTTCAGCTCATGATCAAGTTTATCCATCAATGATATTTGATGCAGCTGATTTATCGGGCTCCCGAGGTCTGTGCCCCTGCGCCCGTAGGGATCCCGCTCTATTTCTTCCTGTGGCCGACGATCATGGCCGCCGTCTACTATTTTCGAAAGATAGGGGATAAACCGTTTGTCTGCGATTTTATCCTCATCTAATTGATGGATGTGTTTTTGCGGAGTTGAAGGGAAGTATTGCTTAATGTCAAGATGCTTCCCGTATATTTCAGCGCCTGGATTTTCGCGGTGCAGGCGCTGCAGCATACCGATTACCCGGCGGATCGCAAGGTCCGTACCCTTCCCTTTCTGGCATGCCATATTGTCATAAATCGACGACTTTGTCAGGTCCCTGTATACGCCGTTGTTGCACATGGATCTTTGCCAGACGCAGTCTCTCGTCCATGGAGCAGAGGCGATCCGTCTTTTAGGCCGCGTAACTATAACTGTGCGGGTCGGCCTGGGCTTGTAGGTACCGTTCCTGATCTCATCTTTAAGCCTTTTTGTCTGCGATATCCTTCTTAGGTAGAACTCTGTCGGCGTATTTTTGTTTGGGGCTCCCTGCCGGTGCTGCTTCGCGGCTCTGCAGAGTTCCTTCATGGACGATGCTTCTTCAAAATCTCCCATAATTATAATCGCGGCCGGCTTTCGCAGGGTCGCGGCCGCCGCTGCTTATAGCTCCGTTCCTTAAGTACAGAGCGTCACTAAGGCGCAGTTTTGGCTTTCTGCGCACGGCTCTTTTTTTTCTTGCGGATGGGAATCCGGCTCCCTGTGTGAGTGCTTTGCTTTCAGATTTGACCTACTTGATTACTTGCTGTTCTCACGGTCGGCCACCCCGCCGTTCCGGTTGTTCGCGTTGTTGTTGTTGAGAGCGCCCGACGGGTAGATGTCGCGGACGTTGTTCGCATTGCCCGGGTTGACGGAGCCCAAATCAGCCGGATCCCCTGTTATGCCGGAAACAGCCGCTGCCTCCTCGGCCTGCTCCTGTCCGGATAACTCTCCGTATTTTTGTGCATATCTTCGGCGGTCGGAAGAACTCCACTTATCGAGATAGTCCCAGGCTTCATTGTAGATTCCCGCCCATCCGTCCAGACGGTCAGGATTGATGCAGTGAATCATCTGAGCGGCACCCATTTTTAAATCCAACGCGTATAGCCATGCCGCAGCCCTTGCCTGGGCGTTGGCCCTGTCAACAAAATCCTTATGACATCGGACTCGTATTCCGTTGGCATATGATGCACACGTATGCGCATTACTCGCCAGTTTTATAAGATCTCTCGCAATGATCCATCTGCTGCGCTTCGGAAAGAGGTCTTCTCGCGAAACTAACCTGGCTGTTTCCGCCAACAGCCTGTCCATCAGCATCAGGACTTTTGCCCTTTTATCGGGTGGAATCTTGTGCCTGTCTCTCATTTTGTGGTTCTCCACGCGCCCCGGCGAGGGCTGTCGCCCTCACCGGTCGCTGTTTTTTTTGATTATCAGATTATATCCAGGCCGGCCACCCCGCCGTACCGGCTGCTCGCGTAGCCGTAGTTGAGAGCGCCCGACGGGAAGATGTCGCGGACGTCGTTCGCATTGCCCGGGCCGACGGAGCCCAAGAAGTAGTATCTTGCGTTGCCGTTGTGGGTCTTGATCCTGTCGGCCTGCTCTGCGTTTTTATAAAGCGCATATCCTTCTTCCGACGCCACGCTGCCTGCAGCATCAACAGTTGTTTCTGCGATCTGATTGTTTTTACCGAGCCCCATCTCGGTCATCGAAGGGATCCATACAAAGAGCTCAAGGTCTTCATATCCATAACCATCGGCTATGGATTTTGCCCGTCTGCGAATTGTCTTTCCGCATACCGCAAGGAATGTCGGATCGATACCGTGCAGCCAGCCCGGAAGCGTGGATTTGACAGGCATGTCAAATTCATCGGAAGGGTACCACCAGGAGGCGATTGCTCCCGATGCAGCTCCCGGCGCATCAGAATTGAAATGCTTGAGCTGGTTGCTGTGGCTGGCACGGTTTGATCCATAGAAGTTGCGCATCGTGAAGTTGACGCTGGGAGATGTCCTGTACTGCGGATCATATGCTGTAGCAACTCCGAGAGATGTGCCGCCTCCATTGATCGTTGTTGCAAGTCCCTGCTCGATAATTTCGTAATCAGCGCCATAGGTCGTAAAAGTTCCCGCCGCCACCCTGGCTGTGGAATAGTTCGCGGCATCCGACTGATAAGCCCCCATCGCAGAGTGCCTGATCTTTCCGCCCGGAGGAACCGTCTTGGTAGTTGTAAAGCTGTACGTAGCATCCTCTACCGTAGTGCCGGTATAAGCTCCGTGATTCAGGGTGATGCTGTATGTGCCGGCCGGCAAGCCATCCGGCCAGTCTTCCGCCCTAACGGAGATAAGCGCCTGCGCGGGATTGGGCGCGATCGCATCATAGTGCTGTACATCTCTTGTGATCAGGGGGAGCGCATTCTTGCGTTCAGGATTTGCAGGAGCATCATGCCCGATCGTATCTGCAACCTCCATGATGATATAACTGCCCTGCACGTGGATCGTAACCCTGTCTCCTTCAGCAGGCGTTCCGGTAACTGTAATGCCGTATACTCCAAGCTCTACAGCTTTTCCATCCAGATGCCATGCGGCGCCATCGAACTCAAACTCGTAAGCAGCGCTCTCCGCATGTCCGACGGCGGGGATGAAAGTTTCCTCGATAACATCTGCCGCCGTAACGCCTGTTGCGGCAATCGTGGCATAAACCCCGCTTTCCTTCGCGACGCGGAGCTGATCCCCTGTTGTCAGTACCTTTTTGATCACGCCGGTGCGGACGGCATTCTGTATCGTGCGCCAGTCTTTGATCTCTCCGGGAGACATGGCCGCAGTCGCCAGTGCCTGCATTTCCGCGGCATCTGCGAGGCGTGAGGTCTCGTTGACCAGTGTCTGAAGCGTCTCGTCTTTTGACACCCGGCTCAGTTCCGCTTCGATCTGTGTTCTGTATGTTTCACTCATGCGTTTAAAGCCTCCTTAAAGCACAAATATCCTTCGCTGTCAAAGTAAACCATCTTCTTTCCAACTACTGATGCATCCGCCGCAGCACCTTCCTGAGTAAGAGTGCTGTCAACAACGAATGCCTCAGCGCTCTCAGCTGCCGCCCTTGCAGATGCAGCAGCTTCACCCTTGGCCCTGTCTGCATCATTTGCGTATTCTGCTGCGGCGGTTGCCTTCCTGCCTGCCTCTGTGGCGCTATTAGAAGCATTTCTGGCGTAACTTTTGGCATTGTCTTCTGCGGTCTCCGCGGCCCTCTTAATGCTACCTGCCTCCTCCATGGCGCTTTCGATCTCTGCTTTGTACTCATCGTACTGAGCGCCCGCCGCGATGATCTCACCGGACTTATCCAGGACGGCAACGAGTTCTCTTACCACAGAGTCGGACTGGATTGTGTCCTTGTTTGCAGCCGCTTTCTCCACGATGATCGGGAAATTTGCGCTGCTGAGTTCTTCTCCGTCTTTTGTGAGAACGATCTCAAAAGTGCTTTCGCCAGCAACGGCAGTGATCTGCACATCACCCGTAACAGTGACAATCTTCGATTCAATGTCAATGTCGCAGGCAGCTGTGTAAACATTCTTGTCAGGCTTTGTTCCTCTGATCGATGCCTCAGTGCCGCTTTCAAGATTGAACTCTCCCTTCCTGGCAAAAAGAGAAAACGCAAGCCTGAAATCTGAATCATACTGATTGATTCTTACAACGGGCTGTTTCCCACCGGGCACCATATCGAGGTTAAAAGGATATGTAATCATATATTCTTTCCTCTGTTATTAATTTTTATGCTTTTGTTTCAATCCGGATATCGATGTTCTTGGTATGAAGGGCCTCTCCGTTACAGAGAAGGCATACTTCAAATACAGCTTTTCCTGCAAAGGCTGTCATGCCGGCATCTCCGGTAACAGCAACAACACCATCGCCGATATCGAGATCCGCAGGGGCTTCATATACCGTCCCGTTCGGGAGCGTCCCGCGGAATACTGCCGTTGTCCCATTCCCTATTGTGAATTCTCCCCGGCTGGCATATAAGTGCACATTGATCTGAAAATCCGTGTCGTTTTTACTGAGATTGATGCAGGGCCTTACTGCCCCGGGGTAGATATCCGCCCATATATCATGCGTTACCATATAACATTCCTCCTCGCCTGCTTGTTAAACGAGCTGTTTTCTTTCCGGGATCCCTGCAGTGAGTATTCATACATGCTCCTTTGAATTAGCTTTCAAACCTGGCTTCATACAGGCATGGATTGGAGACGACTTCCGACGCCGCAACAGTTATGGAAGTGCCGGCACTGAGATATGAACCGTTCTTATACCACCTGATCGCCGCATTGGAGCCGAAGGCGCCGAGATCCTCTATCTCCTCCCCGTTCATAAATACATGCGCGGTCAGAGTAATCGTTTCTGTCATTCTTTTGAAAGAAAATCCCGAAGGTGCTGTGATTACCACAGAGAAAACCGGATCGCCATCACCGTTGATCAGCGTCCATTCATAAAGAGTAGGATCTGTCAGATCGGGATCAGGGGTCTTCATATTAAAAGCTGTGCCCATGTATATAGCTCCGTTAGGCTCAAGCCGTATCCCATCACCATCAGGGCTGTCGGCGTATACGATCCACTGGTACTTTGCAGCATTTGCCGCTTCTCTCTGTTTCTTGGCAAGCTGGGCGACCTGGTCTGAAATGCCGCTGCTTATCTGTGTAAATTCGCCAAGCGTTACGATGCAGGAGTTTTTCTGATAAGACTTATTGGTTTTCAGGACCCTTGCAGACAGATACAGTTTTCCCTCGAAGTCTGCCAGACGTATAGTATCCCCGATCTTGATGTTTTCAGGCAAAACAGGCAGCTCGATTTCGTATGTCACTTCCGGGGCGCATCGCTTTTTCAGTTCCGCAATAGCCTCCTCCAGCAAGGCCTGCTGAGAGGTGGCCTCCGACTCAAAATCAGCAGTAATGTGTCCGTCTCCGGTCCCCGTCTCATCAGGGGATAAGTACCGGGTATATTTTGCCAGAGCGGTTCTGCTGCTTATTCTTCCATCACTTTCAACGTAGATATCGCCATCGTCGTAGCGGACGCCAACGAGCGTCACTGACTGAGAATCATCTTCTCCAAGCAATGCCCACTCATAGTCACTCCGATTAAAAGAAGCATTCGGGGAGTTTTTGTCATAAGCGATCCCAATGTATGGCCTGCCGGTCGGGACGCTCGACACACTCTCACCAGTTGCTGTTCTTGCGAATTTTACCCAGATAAATTTGCCGTTCGCCTGGCGGATACCGGCATATGCGCTTTCTGCCTGGACGAAACCGCCATCGGAGGTATTGAGGGAAATCCTCTTCCAGATATACTCCGCGGCGTTCGTACTTTCAGTGGCGGATGTTCTGTGATGGGTGATGCCGATATAATTTTTCCCGACACAGCTGTTCGATATCCCGCTTCCTTTCTCATCGTCGGCGAAGCGGATCCATGTGTAAAGCCCTCCGCCCTCCGCGATCCCGCCCGTCACCGGGCTGATGAATATGTCACGCATGGCATCGTGGCTGTCCATCGGGATCCATGTGTAGTCCTCCGGGAGCGTACTCTTTACATCACTGGTCTTGTTGATGGCATACCCAACATAGGTGCGGTCGGTCGGCTGGTCTGACATATTGGATCCCTGGTCGTCCGTGGCAAACATAATCCAAGTGTACCTGACGGTGCCGTTCACCTTCTTCCACTGCTTGTGACCGGTAACAGACGGTTTGATGATCATGAGGGAGCCCTTGCGCATCGGGCCCCACAAATAATCAGCCGGGTCTTCGCTTTCCTCCTCGACGGCCTTCCCCGCCGCGATTCCGACATAATACATATCAGTTGTTTCGTCTGACATGTTTGCCTCTCCGTCAGAATCCTTCCCGTTCCAGGTATCGGAGAATTTGACCCAGGTAAATGTCTCGTCCGAGGCTCTGCGAATTCCGGATCCATCAGGTACGCCGCCTGTCACCCGAAGAGAAGTGGCTATATTGGCAAGGGACTTCTTAACATGGAGTTCTTCAAAATCTTTCCCCCGGCGAAGCGTTTCAGCAGTTACATCACCGCGTTTTACATGGAAGTCCAGGTACTTCTTTTTTACAGAAAGGTCTTCTATTACGAATCGATAGGAAACCTCGCATCCAAAAGATTCCGCGGTAGATAAGATCCGTTCAACAGCAGTCTCTGAATCATCCCAGGCAAGAGCCTTTTTGAGACTTGACACTTCATTGACTCCGATCCTGAAGCCGCTGTCTGCGATCCATTTTGATATGTAATGAGAAAGAGGCATCTTGCCGGTTGCCGTATACGGCTCGCACATCTCGCCGATCAGGTCCAGACCACCGCTCTCTGCGTAAAACCATATCTCTCCGGCTGTCGGGTCGGTCTCTGTTTCAATGATCGTATAAAACTTATCCTTCCCCGCCTCTTCTCCTTCTTTGGGCTCCTCATGCATGAGGATGTAGTTGCCGGCCTCCGCCGCCTGCTCAGCGTACAGCCGCTGTCCGGCTCCGTAACAGAGATATCCGGAATACGTATCCTGTCCGACACTGGTATCAGAGATCTCGCCGTCGTCCCGTATATGCAGCCCGCCCGTCAGCCCGGTTGATGCAAGGGCCAGTATCTTCATCGCCCTGCTGGCAAAATAGCAGATCATAACCATGCCTCCCTGTATTTCATCGTAAAAGCAGGAGCTGCCCCGGTACAGGATGGCGTGATCACATTTACTCCGGGGTTTAACAGCATAGCTTCAAATTCATTGCCTACGGCTCCAAGCTCCGGTTTACTGGCGCTGTTCAGCACTATCTCTGCAGTCGAGCAGTCTATCTCAAGTATGTCTCCACTGGCGAAGACATTTGAGCTGTCACTGCCGGCTGTGACGATTGCATTCTCTCCCGTAAAGATCACCCGCTTTGCCGCACCTGAAAAAGAAGCAGTGAAGACGGGCCGGACCGGATAACTCCCGGTGTAATTGACCGAGAATATTCCATTGCTGACAGAGACCGTCTTTTGCTGTATCGAATACTTGCAGGGGTCGGGACAATAGATTTCGATCTCGCTCTTCACAGCAAGTCTGCCGGGTTCAGGAGAGCCGATGCTCCTACAGGTCCCTACATAATACTTGTCTGGCTCATCCGCGAAGACCACCTGGGCCTGTATGCCGGACATAAGGCTGCCAAGCCGGTTAAATGCGGTCATATACTCCTGCGGGGTTGCGGCAGTCATTTGATACCCGACGATGATCGTCCTCGGTTCAAGGCGCCTGCGCAGAAAGAGGGAGCCGTCAACAGACTCCAGCGTCTCTTCTGCAATCTCAGCTGTAAAAGACTCCCTCCCGGATACGTATAGTGTCCGGAAGGGAGTGACGGCGTCATCGATCCAGACGCCGTTAAAGCGCAAGGCCTCCGAAGGACGTGGAGAGGCCTCGGGGATTTCCGTTGTGTCGTAAAATCTGTACATCATAGCTTTACCGCCTGCCCTTCAGGCGCTCACTGTTTCGTCTCCGACGTTCCAGCTCGGCCTCGGTATATTCAGCAGTGCCCCTTGCAATCTCTCGCCCATCCAGAAGGACCGGTGTCTCGATCACAATGTGCCTGTTGGACGTGTAGTTATATTTTTCATTGAGACTGAGGCTTTCAGCCCCTGCGGCCATTGCCATCTGAGGCTCCGGAGTCTCGACAAGCCTGGCCATGGCGGCCCTTGCCGCAGCAACCTCATCCTCGACACCGTTGACGAACCCCTGCCCGGTATAGGAGCCGAGCATGGTCGCAATCTTCGAGGGGCTATGGATCTTCAGCTTCTGCTTCAGAGTCTTGATCAGACTGTCGGCAAGAGAGGCTCCGGTGCTGTCCAGCGTTTTCTTCTTGGACTTCATGCCATCCGCGAAGCCCTGCATGACATTTTTTCCGATAGCGATCAGGTCGAGCCGCAGACTCTTAAACTCCTTCGTGACCGCATTCCTGTATGTCCTGCCCAATTCATCGATCTGGGGCTGATAGTACTTGGCACTGGCGGTCGTTGTGGCCTTCTGAAAAGCGTTATAGCTGGCGGCGTAGGATTTACGCTGCTTTTCCGTCAAGCTCAAGAGCTTCCTGGTATATGCGAGGCCGTCTTCCGTATCCATTGCGAGAATTTCGTCCATCATCCCTTTCGGCATGATCTTTTTGAGCCGTTCCAGATTCTTGCTGTACTGCTCCACCTGCCGTCTCATGACGTTGTAGTCCGTGAGGACAGTCTTTGTCTTCCCGGTTTTTTCATCCTCGAACCGGTCTCCCAAAGAAACATCGCGAAGCTTATTCCGGAAGGTCGTCCTGGCCTGGATGATCGCGTCATACTGTTTCTGGTAAGTTTCACCGAGTGCTTTGATCCTGTTCTGGGTCTGCGTGATCGCATCATTAACCTTGCTGTTAAAAGCGTTGGTAAATGCCGTCTTGATGGTGCTCCCCGCCTTAGAATAGCTTGTCGCCAGGGCGGTAAACTTATCGATCGACGCCTTATGTTTCTTCGCAGTCGTTTCAAAGCTTTTCGCAGTTTTTGTATGCTGGTCGGCATACTTCGCATACTGCTTCGCCTTTGCTTCTAATGCCTGCTTTTCAGTCCCGGTAGACTTTTTCGCATCCTTGGCGAATTTCTGGGACATCTTGCTGTTCCAGGATGCCGCCTTTTCATATTTCTTCTGCTGGGCAATCGCTTTGTCGTAAGCTTTTTTACTCTTGTTCTTGTTTGCCTTCGCGGCATTGATCATGGAGTTGGTTGCCCCGACGATGATGCTGGACGCGCTGTCTCCGATTGTTTTCGACTTAGCGGTCATGGCTTTTTTAAAGCTGTCCGCGATCCGGTTGGCTACCGGTTTGAAGCTTCCAGCCTTCGCGGCACCTTTCATCTTTTCGTAATATTTCTTTACGTAATCAGATGCGGATATTCCGAATCCCTTCGTGCTTTCATAGGCCTGCCTGAGGAAATCGTTTTCCTTCCATTTCCCGGCAATCCTGTCGCTGTAATTTCTGGCGTTTTTCCCTGCCTCCCTGGCAGCGGCCCTGTACTTCTTAGCAGCTGCTTCATATTTATTTGCAGCCGCGAGGTGCTGGTTGGCATATCCGGCATACTGCTTTGCCTTATCCTGAAGTGTCTTTTTCCAGGATGCTGATGTTGCCTTGGACGCCTGAGACTCGAATTTCTTTGACTGCTCAAGGTTCCATTTATAGGCCTTAAGATAGCGCTGCTGTTCCTTTGCGGCCGCGGACGCCTTCTTGTTATATGACTTCTGCTGTTTCAGAGCAGCATCTCTCATCCCCGCCAGTGCTTTCTTGGAAACTGTGCGGCCGGCTTTTGCAACGGCGCCAGCTGTCTTTATAAGCCCGATCTCGAGACCTTTTCCCATGAATTTACCGATCTCTTTTGTCACTCTGGAAGGAGATGCCACCTTGGCCGCAGCCCTCATCGCTTCTGCCGCTTTATCTGCCAGCCTTCGCGCCGCGGAAGCTACGGCGCTGTATTTGCTGTTCAGACCGCGGACAAGGCCCTCGCCCATATTGCGGCCGATGCTTTCCGTTGAGGTCCCGCTCATACCGCTCTTCGCAGCGCTTGCCAGGCTTTTGCCAGCGCTTCTGGCACTTCCGGATTTAGAGGAGACTCCGTGGGCGAAACTTGATCCCGCTGAAGATCCTGCGGACCTGGCAGAGGATTCACCGGACTTAAGTCCATTGACTGCGGAAGATGCAACCGCAGTTCCTGCGCTTCTTGCGGCTCCCATGCCGGCCCGGATGCCGCTTGCATACTGACTGCCTGCGCTCCTGCCGGCGGCTCCTGCGGGCCCGATCGAGCTCCTGAGGGCCGACACTACTGCGCTGACGCCGGATCTGGAGGCGCTGACTGCCTGCATCATGCCGGCTCTGATTCCTGCTGCGAATCTTGTCCCAGCTGTACGGCCTGTCGTATTCGCCGGATTCACGATGCTCTTAAGGGCCGTCTGAATGGTTTTAACTGACGTCTTCGCCGCAGTGGCTGCCTGATTGAGTCCGGTCCTGATGCCTGTCGCGAATCTTGCTCCTGCCTGCTGGCCTGCACTCTGCATGGCAGAGAGCCCGCCTCGCATGGATGATACAGCACTATTCACAGCTTCGCTCGCGGCACTGCCGATCGTTTCCATGCCGGATGTAAGACCGGTCACTACCGCTGTTCCAAGCTCCTGGCCTGCGCTCTGCATCTCAGCGGCCGAGCCGGTAAGGGTTGATACTACACTCGTCGCGGCGGTCTGAACAGCGGTATCCGCTGCAGATGCCCCGCCGGATATACCGGTCGCCCATGAGCTCATAAGCTCCTGGCCGCTGCTATCCGCGTCAGACTGAACAGATCCGTCGTTGAGGAGCTCGCTGGTGCTCGACATAAAGGTCGTAACATCCGCGAGGGCGGCGGACCCTCCTTCGAGGAGCCCTGCCTGCATCCCCTGGGGCAGAAGGAGGCCAAGCTGGCTGGAGGCTGTGGTCAGCTCGGTTCCCGCGGTCTGCATATTCGCGAGCATATCGGTATTGAATCCTGTAATCAGTGTATTTCCCGCAGTATTAACTGCTTCCTGACCGCCAAGGATACCGGTCTGCAGGCTGGTCCAATAGTCTGTGCCGCCCTGCGTACCACTGGCGGCGAACATAGCCGAGCCGCTTGTCTGCAGATTTGCGGCAAGGTTCTGCGTAGCGGCTGTGACTTCCGGAGCTTTGGCTTCAATCGTTGTGCTTGCCGCATTACCGAATTCTTCGCCTCCCTTTTCACCGCCGGTCACCCAGTCAGCGATCCCGCCGAAGAAATCGCCGATCTTACCGCCGATACCGCCGATCGAGCCCATGATTCCATCACCGATCGCAGTGATGATTTTCTGCCCGGTCCCGATCCAGTCGGTCGTCATGATCATGTCGACGACGCTCCCGAAGAGCTGCGGGATCATGCCGAGCAGTGTCCCGATTCCAGAGAGGATTCCCAGGCCGATCGAAGCGACGACCTGTACGCCAGTCTGGACAATCTGCGGCAGATTGGAGACGAATCCCCTTGCAAGTGTTCCGATGATGCTGACCGCCCCGGCCGCAAGAGCCGGAAGAGCGCTGGTGATGCCCTGGACCAGTGTCATAACAATCTGTCCGGCTGTTGCCAGGATGGTGGGAAGATTGGCAATGAAGCCTTGCGCGAAGTTCTGTACAGCCTGCATGGCTCCCTGGGCCATCCTCGGGAGATTCTGGGCAATACCCTGCGCCACACCGAGCAGGAGCTGCATGCCTGACACGATCAGCATAGGAAGTGCCGAGATAATGCCGGATGCAAAACCACCGACCGCTGTCACTGCCCCGCTGATCAGCTGAGGAGCGCTTTGCGCCACACCTCCGACAAGGGAGGTAATGATCTGTACGCCAGCCGATACAAGGCTTGGCGCCAGGGCCCCAATGGTATTGAGCAGGTTGCTGACCAGCGTCGCTCCCTGGGCGATCAGCTCCGGTACCCTTGAAGAAATACCGTTTGCCAGATTACTGATGATCTGCGGGCCTTTTTCCTGCACCATGGACAGGATACCGTTGATCTGCTCGCCGAATTTCTCCTGCAGGAGCCCGAGGCCAGCCAGAGCCGCCCCGATCATAGCTGCCGGCATGAGGGCTTTCAGGGCGATGCCCATCATGGTCTGTAGGCCTCCCGCGAGTTTTCCTCCGGTATTGAGGATCACGCCGCCGACCTGGCCGATCGCTCCGCCAATCTTACCGGCAAAGCCTGTCACCTTGCCTACTGCTTTTCCGAGAACGCTGTCAGATGTGAAATTCTCCCACGCCTTGGAGCCGGCCTGGCCAATCTTTGAAAAGATACCTCCCGCCTTATCCCCGACATTACTGAGACCTGTCAGGACCTGTGGGAATGTACGGGATGTAATATTGAGAAGTGTATTGCCGGCTTCTGCGGCGCCCTTGCTGAGCCCCTTGGAGAGCACTCCAGGCAAGCCCCTTACAGCTCCCTGAAATTCCCTGATACCAGCCACTCCGGCCTTCCACAGCCCGCTGTCGAGGACAGTATTGACTGTATTAACAGCCATCAGTGCGCCACCCGCAGCAGCGGCTTTTTTGAATCCGTCCGGAAGCTTATCAAGCAGACCGGTCACTTCCCCGATTGCTCCTGTGATCCCGCCGGAGTCGAAGGCGTTAAAGATGCTTCCAATCGTGTCGGCGATCTTCTGGCCGTCAAAAGACTCGACCTTCTCGATAACTTTTTCGACCGCCTTGATTGCCCGCCCCTGGAACAGTTCGAAGGATGGCAGGAGAGTGTTTGTCACTGTCTCGGAAAGTCCGTCAAGAGCCTGTCCGGTAGTCTTGTAGGAGGTAGCAAGCTCCGTGAAAGCTTTGCTTGTTCCAACTTTCTGAACGGCCTTAAAGAACTTATCAGTGGAGACCTCTCCGTCCTGCACGGCCTGCACCATCTCAGATGTGGTCATGCCCATTTCTTTTGCCACAGCTGCAATACCGGCAGGGGTCTGCTCAAGCATCAACTTGAAGTCCTGCCACGCTACCTTGGGCTTCGCTGCCATCTGAACACCCTGCTGAGACAGAGTCTTCATTGCCTGCTTGGGATTCTCGGCTGCTGCCGCAAGACCGCCAAAACCTTTGACCAGCGATTTTGCCGACTTGATCCCGACCGCATCCAACTGGGCGTATGTGGTTGCCATGTCGGATGCGCTATAGATGGTCTGCTGAGCAAAACTCTGCAATTCCTTTTTCGTTTTGGCGATACTCCCGGCAGCATGACCGCTCATCTCGGCATTCTTCTGGAAGGTCTTCCATGCCGCAGACGTTCCTTCCAGTTCGCCAGTAAATCCTGACAGATAAGATGTCAAAGAAGAGAACGCCTTCTGACCAACTCCGACCAGGACGCCGAAGCCAAGCCCGCTTTTAAGTTTTCCCGCCAGGCTGTCAGCTGCGCTCCGGGCGGAGCCGAATACTGAACTGAAGTTTTTATCCTGTGCGGACAGTACCGCTGTCACGGAATACGATTCAGCCATTTTTCTTCTTCCTCTTCTCCCTTGTTTCCTTCAGAAGCGCGGAGACCGCTTGCATGACGCTTTTGTGCTTATCCCCGTTGATGATCTTTTTCACGGCCGATTCATAATCAAAGAAATCTTTGAAGTTCTTGTAAACCGGCGTGCCTCTCTTTCCTTTTGTTGCCCTCGCAACAACTGACAGGAAGGCCTGCTCATGTGTGCGGTATTCCTCGTCTATATGCCGGAGGTTTGATGCTTTCATGAGAAGCTCATACTCAGGAATCTCCAGGCGATCGACCTCTTCCATAGACCGCATGCCAAGATATCGAAAAGCGTTCAGCGCTGCATCTCTTCTCAGTTCGTCCCAGCTTTTGCCTCTGCGAGCTGGGCCTGATAGGTCGCCTCCTGAAGCGCCCTGTTCTTCTCGGCCGCTTCCTTGAGGTCGGATGTTTTGCGGCGTGTAAAGTTGGACGTCTCGAAAAAATCCAGCAGGTCTTTGCATTCCTGCTCCAGATCAACGCCGTCGGACTCCAGCCAGGCTTCGATGGTCGCGCGATTCAGCTTGTCGCCGTCTGCATACTTGTTTCCATACAGCAGGCAGTCGATCAGCTTTTCGAAATCACCATCCATCAGGCCCGCGATCGCATAGGTCAATCCTGCAGGCTGCTGATTGCCATCGTCTCCCTTTACAGTCTTCGTCTTATCAATGTCCCGCACAAAGCCAATGCCGAACTTGAAGTTGTAGATTTTTCCATCGATTTCTTTTGAATACATTTTCCCCTCCTGTTATGCAAAATCCCCGGGGCTTCTCTGCCCCGAGGATTCGTTATTGAGTCGTAATGAGTAACAGTGATCCTTCTGCTGTCAAATCTCCTGGACTGTATCCTTGAAGACGTAAGAAGCGATCTGCTGAGTATCTGTGTCAACGGTGCACTCGCCGTCGACGCCAACGCCTTCCGCGGAATAATCCATGGACACAGTGGCGAGATCCTCGGCAGCCGACTCCGTCTCGAAGGAAGTCAGGAAGCCCTGGTAGTACGTCCCCAGGTACTTGTTGGTGCGGGTTCCGGGCCTGTCGAGGTTGACCACCCACGCCTCCACCTTCTTGCGTTTCTTCATGGCGTCCTTCAGGTCGTCGATGCTGGTGGTCCCATCCGGATCGCTGCTGTTGACCGACATGAGGGCCTCTTTGGACAGCTCAACAGATGCAGCGCCGGGTGTGACGATCGCGCCGTCCTTGGTGACGGTAGTGTCGGAATCTGCGGAGATATTCTCGGAATCGGTCGTGCCAAAGGGGACGAGGCCAGCCGGTGCCGCAGACGCCTTTTCCAGGACACGAAGAAGGATGACGATCTTTTTGCCCGGCACTGCGGAATAGGTGACCGCATCAAACATATTCAGTTTCATCATGTTATTTTCCTCCAAAATGTATTTAAGGCTCCTCATCTGGAGCCTATCTGTTTCAAATGGACCTCATACAAGCCGTGGACGTATACAGTACCGCTTCTGGTGCCGGTCTTGCCGGATACGGTATCATTCAGGACCCGCATGCCGGAATCGACCACCATCCACCTGTAGGATGGTGTGCCCTCGGCCTCCATCTCGCGGATAACCTCGCCGATCAGGCCGAGCATCCGGAAGACCTCCTGCTTTTTATAGGGATCATCATGCCAGACGCTTACCGTATGATATACATCCTGCATGATTTCCCGCTTGAGATTGTCATCGGCCCCCCTGAGTTCCTCGATATAGTAGAAGGGATGCGTGACATCAGCAGGCGGAAGGGACGCCTCATACACGCTGTGGGAAGGATCCTTTTCCTCGAGCCGCCTGATGAGCTCCACGCGGTACTCTTCTATTGGTGTTACGGTAGATATTCGGATCACCTCCTCACTTTACAAGCATCTCCATGTCTCTTTTAAAGATCGGCACCTGCCTATCGAAGGCCGGTCTGATCGTCGGCTCTGCTTTCATAAACCGTGTCCCATACTCTACATACTGACTGTATTCCGTCGTGGGTCCGACCTCAGCAGTCATGCCGCCGTCTGTGATAACCGTGTTTACGCTTCCGGCAGTATCGCCGGTTGAATACGGATCACCTTTTTTCTTGTTTTTAGAGGGAACATCGTGAGGGTACGTGTGAATATACGCCTTCTCCATGTTTTCTTTCATCTGCTCGTTCATCTGGTTTCCATTCTTGAGCACAACGGCCTTAACTGCTTCGCGGTTCGCTCCACAGTATTCCAGCTTTGCAACGAGCCGGTCCATTCCTACCAGTTTTACCTCACCCATCTCCATCACCTCCGCTCATGGCAGATAAATACAGAGCGCTGGCGCAGGTGGCGGACGGCATCCACATCAAAGAGTTTTGAGACTCCTGTGTTCCGGTCAATGATCCGAATATGGTCGAAGGGTTCCAGGTGATGCCCGTTGAGCCGAACCGTCACACTTCCTTCCCGGAGCTTGCCGTACACCAGCTGTTGTGTAGATGTCTGCGTGTCGGTCACGTCGGCCATCATGTCGACCTCTGCCGCCTGGCCGTTTGTATATCCGCCATAATCCTGACTGCTCCTATCGGTGATCAGAGCACGCTTCCCTTCGGTAACAAAATAGATCTGTGTATCGCATCTCATTGCAGCCACCTCACAGGAATGTTATAGACCCGCCGGATACTGTCTCGTTTTTACGGTCGAGGTATTTCTGAATGTCTTCTTCGAAAGGAGCAAACAGATCTGTCAGCCAGGAGGCGGACTCACCCTCAACCGTCATGGAGCTCTTGCCCTCGTCCCCGATCTGGTTAAATCGGGCTACGACTACATTTGTCACAATGTAATCAAGGGCGGCGGGGACTGCATCTGTTCCGAGGCGGTTCTTTAACTGGGCCTCTACAAGGTCCACAATGTCATTAATCAGTGCGTCGGAGACCCCGGAGCTGATCCCCAGCATACGCTTAATCCTGTTCAGATCTGTGGCCATAAGTTCAACCTTTCTTCTTGCGGGGTTTCTGAGGCTCCTCTGTGGACTCCAAGGCCTCTTCTGCGGGATTCTCCACAACTTCCTCCGTGGCCTCTTCCGCAGGCTCCTGTACAGTCTCAGGCACTACCTCGATGACCGGCCTGCCCAGCTTGTTGGAAGCAGACAAAAGGAAGGCGATGCGCTCCGGGGTGGGATACAACCCAGTCCTGGGATATTTATCGCCTACGTTGTAGAGGTGATAGTTATTATTCTCGGGATCCTGCAGGTCGTAGAATCCTTCGATTACTCTGTATTTAGCCATATTATTTCTCCTCATGCCGGCGGGGAATGTCCCATGCAGATCCATCCTCCGCCGGCCGATTAATTAATACCTGATGATCAGGCCTCCAGTTACGATCAGGTTCCGGAGATGGTCGCCTTAAAGACGCCGTCGATGAACTCCGGATAGAAGACCACGGAGCAGAACAGCAGGGTGTCGATGGATGCATTGCTGGTGTTGGCCTGGTGGGTCATGCCGACAAGACCGGTGGCGTCAGCAGTCAGGCTGAATGCCTGAGACAGATCGCCGCCGGTAGCGGGGACATAGGCGCCGTTGAGGTTCTCCTGGGCAGTTCCAATGACCTGCCCCTTCGTCAGGGTAGGATTGATGATGGTCAGGCCAAGACCGAGGAAGTTCTCGATATAGGAAAAGCCGAACGCAGTCTGCACGGTGATCTCTGCAGATCCGAGATGATCCGCCACGTCATCAGGAGAGACGAAGTAAACGGGAGTTGCGTCCTTGTCTTCGTAGTAGCCCTGAAGCTTTCCCCATACCTTCGCAAGTGCTTTCTGAAGGTCGGCGGCGGAGCCTGCGTCACCGATGCCTGTGCCGGAGCTGATAGCAGTGAAGAAATTGCTCTTGATATTTTTGCGGACCTGGGAGACCAGCTGTTCATCAGCCTGGTTGATCGCGATCTCGCGGCCGACCTTCTGGATCGCTTCCGCGGTAGTCTGTCTGCGGTGCTTGCCGAGCTTGAGCTCAACGGTCTTGGCCAGCTCTCTCTCGGCTTTTACGAGAGGGATGACCTCGCCCTCGCCGACCTGGGCGGGAATGGTGATCTGCTTCCACTTGTAGATCTTGATCAGGGTACCGGCAGCCATGGGGGTCATGTTGGTGATGCCCAGGATGGTCTGCAGGGTCTGGATATTCTGGGTGATACGGGAGGTAAAGTCGATGGAAATCGCAGGCGCGAAATCTGCCGCCTGGTTCTGGTTGGCCGCCTGGTTCTGGTTGGCCGGATCAGTGGCGGGAGCCGGATCATCGAACATTCTCAGATTCATCATTTTCATCAGGTTCTTGTTTTTATTCATGGATATTCTCCTTTATGCTCTCCCGGGGCATCACTTGAATGCTTCGGGGTGCGCGGCGATCATCTTCTGGCGCTCGATCGGGTTCTTGATCTTCATGATCTCCTCTTTGGTCATGCCCTTGGAACCAGACGAAGAACCGCCCTTGGGGGTCTTGCTCTTCATAGCTTCCTTCACGCGGGCATTGACGGCCTTCTCGAACTCCACAGCGAACGCGTTGACTGCCGCCTGTGTCTTTTCTGCATCAGCGCCGATCAGGCTGTCGATGATCACATCTGAAGCAATGACGATATTTTTGTCCTGCAGGAGGCTCCGCACCTGAGCTGCCATCTCGCTCTTTGCGGCGGCGGCCTTCATGGCTGCGTTTTCGTCTTCCAGAGCCTTGATCCGGGCAGAGATCTTCTCAGACTCGGACATCTTGGCCAGGCGCTCGGCCTCGGAGGTCTTCTGCTTCTCCTTCGCCAGCTTTTCCTTCAGCTTCTTTTCCCAGAGCTCGTCCTGCTTCTTAATGGCGGCGGCCACTGCGGCATCGATCTTCGCCTGGACATCGTCCTCTCCGTCTCCGGATCCATCGCCCGATTCGCCGCCTTCTCCATCACCAGATCCGGAACCGTCTCCATCTCCGCCCTCATCAAACATGCGAAGGTTCATGAGCCGGTCGATCCGCTTCTGCCTGGCTGTTCTCTTGTCGATCATCACTGTCTTTGCTGATTTGAATTTCATATATTTTTCCTCCATAAGGTTTATAGGTCTCATGCCTGCCTGTCCGTAGATTTTTACGGGTGCCACGCCTGCCCGATCCATAGCTTTTTATGTCGTTCCATGCCTGGACATAATAAAAGCACCCTCATCGGGTGCCTGTTACCGTGATATTTTCCGGGAACGACTCTGCCATCATGCAAAGTCCCAAGTATAAGCTGTCGATAAGCAGTGACAGTTCTGCAGTGGGCGCTCTTGGCCATGAAATGACCGCGTCTCCGTCCCGCAGAGAGGACTTAATCTCATCGGTGGTAAATTCCTTTGCCGATGCCTCAAACGCCTGCACAAGGGCGCTGACGGCCGCACAGACGATGTCGTTGCCGGGATTGTATCCGGCATGCCCCTTCACGGAGAGGGAAGCCGGTGTGATGGTTACATAGATCATGCCGTCTGCTCCTCTCTGAACATCTCCGGATTATCCCGGATCAGCATATATACGCCGTTTCCAAGCTTCTCCACCTGCTTTTCTTTCAAGCCGATGTTATACATCTCATCGATTCCATGGATCAGCTCGTGGATCAGCGTCGCTTTCTTCTGCTCGAGACTCGCAGCATTACTCAGTGTGACGGTCTGCTCCAGATAATTAATCTGGCCATAGAGCTCAGCGCCGTTTTCATCGCGCATGCGGTTCTCAGTACCAATTACATAATCTTTGTATAAGATGCTGACTGATTCAGGAATGATCATCTTTTCACCTCATCACCGGAGACGCCGTTGCACCGGATTGAGAACTCGAGGCCGTCGATCTTCCCCCGCATGTAAGCGTGTTCGGCCTGCATGCTAAGGTGCTCGATCTTCAGTTCATAACTATGGCACTTTTCTTTCAGCGCCTCGTTCTCCTCCCGGAGCTTCTCCAGCTCGTTGTCCTGCTCGGTCTGGCCGATGGTCATTGTGGGTACGTTCATAGTGTCCTCCTTTCAGCAAATCATATCTACGACCCATGCCATAGTTTTGAACACGAATAACACCCACCCGAGCCCGACAATCTCAGCGGGTGCCGATAATGCATGCAGAATCCAAATGATTAACAAAGCTGTAAGCATTATTCCCCTTTCATAAAACCTGCCCGCCCGGTAGCAGTCCGGGCAGACAGTGGCGTCGCCGTTATGGCATGAAAAAAGCACCGGGTGAACGGTGCTCTAAATTTGAATATTTTATCTATGTGTTTCACGATACTCACAATGTTTCATTGCATCTCTTACATGATCTGCTGTTAGGCCTTCAGGATGTGCCTCACAAGCCGCTGTAATACCAAATCGGAATTTACAGTCGTTGCAAGGAATACTTTCGATACTATAGCTTATTTGCTGCTGACGCACACCCATCCTATCTCTTTCGGACAACTGGGGAAATGCCTTAGCTCTTTCCTTTTCGGGCAATTCCCAAAATTCGTCGAATGTCATGATTACATCTCCTCAAGAAAAATTGTGTTGCCCTTTCGATCGACAACCGTGAAAACTGAACCCCTTTTAAATAAAACTTCCCGTTCATCCGGATTCAACTCTGAAATATCTCTACCGTGTTTTGACTTGATAACAAACTGATATTCAAAGGAATCATCATATGCATATTCTTTTGATGCCGAAGTGTAATCATGTTCGATAACAATTTTACCGGGTTGGTACCTCTGATTGAAAGCAGCTTCGTCCATCATTCGATTTGTGCTGATTGATCTGTAAACAATACCAGTATAATCTGGCAATTTGAATAGGGCAAGGTCTATATTTCTCGCCCATTTCCTTTCTTCTTCGGTTAGCTCATATCCCAGCTTATCCCAATTTCGAAGCTTTTCGTTAAGCATATATGAATCAAATCCAATGTATTTTTGTAAAGCTCGAATATCTTCTTCGGAAAGACTGTCGCGGACGCCGCTCATTGTAGCGCCTGCCGCTTTTGCTCTTTCAATGATTTCCTGTATTTCCGAGCGATTATATGGTGACTGTGAATCAGCACCTTTTGCCAGATCAGCAATAGAGCCGTCTTTCCCCTCAAACTCCGCCCACGGCACGCCCGCCTGCGCAGGACCATCAAGCCACCTCTGCCACTTCTTCTCATCCACATAGGGCGCTGTGCAGCAGTGGCATGAGGGATGGACCGGCGGGGCGTTCTTCCCGGGTGTCATCTCCGACAGCTTGAACACCTGCCCGTCCAGGGCGAGACACTCCTCGCATGGATTGACGCCGTTGGCCACCATGAACTTGTACTCGGTCACGCCGTTGTCACTCATGGACTGCAGGGCGGCTTCGGTCTGCACCCTGCGGAGTTCCGTCCGCATAAGGCGCTGGCAGGCGTAAGTGCTGCCGCCGGTCAGCTTCTGGATCTCCCGGGCGAGGACAGTGGAGCTCTTGCCAGTCAGGATTCCCTGCGCAAGATGGGCGCCGATCCGCTCCGAAAGCGTAGCCTGATGTGTCCACAGGCGTTGTGACCAGGTCGCATTCTGGTAGGAGGCATTCACAATCGCCCAGACCGTATTCTCGTTAAACTGGACGGAATTGCCGAGGATGCCGGCGAGGCGGCTGTACTCGGCGTAAGCCCTCTCCTCGAGGTTGTCGTTGATCAGGCGCTCGGTATCTCTGTAGCCTTCCATGGCGCGGATCCCGCAGCGGGCCTTGAGCATCTCGAGGCGGTTGATCCGCATGGTGGCGTTGTAAAGCCGCATCTGCTCGTTTGCGATGTCGGAGAAGGCGAGGTCGCTGTCGCCGCGATGAGCTGCCTCGACATACTTCCGCGCGAGGCGCTCGTACTGCTCCATGTCGATCCGGGAGACCCGCCCGCGGGCTTCTGTCAGGGTGATCCCTTCTTTATCCGCGTAACGCTGGTAAAAGGATTCGATTTCCTGCTGAATGCTGTCCTGCATGGTCCGGAAGATCTCATTGATCCTGACGGCGGTCCGTGCCTCTTCACGGATATTGACCACTCTCTGCCGTTCTTCCCGTTCCCGCCAGTAATCTTCTGAGGACTGGCCCCTCTTAGGCTTCGGAACTTTACTCCTCGGTTGTATCTTCCTCGCCATCGCTGTTCCTCATCACTGTGTATCCCTCCGTCTCCAGAGCCCTGACCATGCTGTCCACATCACTGTAAATCGCCCGGGCCTGCTGGACAGTCAGCTCTTCCTGCTCCTCTGTCAGGCGGTCAACCTCGGCCTGCACATCATCCAAAAAGGACAGCATACCGAGCCGCGTCTGCTGGGAGAGCATCCCGTCTGCCTGCTGGGCCGCCTGAACTTCGCTCAAGATGTCCGCCGGAAGGTTGGGCGTGAACTTCACCTTGACGCTCATCCAGTCGTCAGGGCCAACGCTGTGGGTCTGTGCCACGGGATTGGAAAAGATGACTTTATAGCGGTTCTGGATGGACCCGGTAAACTTCCGGGACTTGACCAGGAAGAGGTTGTGCATGGACTGCAGGCGGTAGCGGAGCGCGATCCCGGAAGCACTTCCGAAGTTCTCATCGTTGATGTCCGCGATCATGGAGATATGGAAGATCAGACGCTCGAGGCGGTTGATCAGGTTCTCCTGCGTCGTGTCCGCATTGGGCTTCTGCAGAAAGTCCACGACAGGAAGTGTTCCGTCAGGTGAGCCTTCGAAGTTGATAATCCTGTTATCGCGGATGCTCTGTGTGTCCTTGCTCTTAACCTTCGGGCCGAGGATCTTCAGGTAGGCGTCCGCGAAATAGTCCACGTCGTTCGCCTTCTCACTCAGGGCCTTACCGTAAGCATTGATCATCGGCAGTTCCGACTCGAAGATCCCTCGGCGCTCCGCGTTGTTGTAGTACTCACTGGCGGGCGCGTAATCGAACCCGTGCTCATAGGCCTCATCCGTCCACCGGTAACCGGCACGGTTCTCAAAGTGCTGGACGTAGGTGTCGTCCGACCAGGAACCATACTCGATGTTGTCGGAGCCTGTGTAGTAGCGGACAAAGAACAGCTTCCTGCGCAGGATGGAATCATCGTAAACAAAGAAGGATTCCATCCGGTCCACCTTCGCGATGCCGATTTCCCCGTCCTCGTCGTTGTAGTACATCTCATTACAGGCACCCTGGATGTCCGCCCCCTTGGAGATCTCCGAGTTGATATCATCCATGTGGTTGTACTGATCAAGGTATTCCAGGTAAGCAGCAACGCGCTCATCATCCGATGTCACCTTGATCGGGATTCCTGTACAGAAACCATTGAAAGTATCCACCAGGTACTTCGCAAAGTTGACCGGGATGCGGTTGTCAGGCTTGTAGGCGGGCTTTGCGGGAGCCGTCAAGAAGGGATAACTGTTTCGCTCATAGGCGTCCTGCTGCGGCTTCAGGCGGAACTGCACGAGCTGCTTGTGCTTCGCGATCAGCTCCGACAGCAATGTGATACTCATCTCTGTCCCGGCGGGCACGCGAAGGACATCCTCCACAGCGATCGCCTGCTGTAATATTGTTGAGTCCGGCACCCAGACGCCGGCATCTGTATATGCCATAACTCAAATCCCTCCGCTCACGGGGTTGTACTGCATTGTCTGCGGGTTATACAGACACAGCGCCAGGGAGTCGGCGCAGTCTGGAGACCCGAGGCCCCGCTTCTTCATGTCTTCTTTCTTCTCCAGCGCAATCCGGCCCCGGCTGGTCAGGTGGTACTTGCGGTTGGCCAGCTGTTTAATAAGCTCCTCGTCTTCCGGCAGCTGCAGGACAGGATCCTCGCCACGCAGCTTCGCGGAGAAATTCTGCTCCAGAAGCTCGCGGACGTTCCCCCACATCTCCGCGCCTGCATTGTCATAGTGGGCGTCCATGGCCTTGCCGCCGTTATTGCAGGGGATGACCTCGATCGGCAGGCCTTCATCCTCTACGACCTCCCTGAGGCGGTCCGTGACGCCGCCGCCCACACCGGAGTCATCAATGCGGACCCGGCAGCGGCCAGTGACAGGTGACCCGTATTCGTCGTACATATCCGGATGCCGTCCATTCCAATCCGCGATCCACTCCTTGCATACCCTCAGGACATGTCCGGCCGTCTCCATGGTGGACTGCTTCGAGTACTTGAGCTGTGGCTCCACCCGCATGCCGCGGCGAAGTGTGATGACCGTTTTGTCATCGCCGAAGCGGGCCACGTCAACGCCGACATGGAGTGTGTTGCTGTCCGGGACTGTCACAGGATCACTGCAGCATTCCGCATACTCGAGCGGGATGAAGGAATCGAGCCCGCCCTTGGGGAACTTACCGTCCACACGGACTCGTACCACATCGGAATCCTTGCCATACTTGGCTTCAAGCATCTCGATGTTGTCCCGGCTCGTCCGCTTTGAGTCCCTGGAGGAAACCGTCCTGGTCTTCCACCTGTCGCGGTCCTTGTTGAAGGCATCGTAGAAAACGCCCTCTGTCCGGTTAGGGTTCCCCATCAGCAGGAGCCGGTTGTCGATGCCGGTCAGCGTCCCGAGGACAGCCTCCATGATCGGATCCGTGACACCGGAGGCCTCGTCTACGATGATCAGCATGTGATCCTCGTGGAAACCCTGCATGTTCTCGGGCTTTGTCGCAGTCTTCGCAGTAGCGAACCAGCGCTCGCTGTCGCCGTTCATGTAGACCTTGGTCTTGGTCCAGGTCAGCAGGTCTTTCACCTTGGAAGACTGCAGCCACTTCGCAATCTCTGCCCAGAGGACGTCGTAAAGTTGCTGCATGGTCGGTGCTGTACAGATCACCTTGGCATAGGGCCGGCAGCAGAGGAACCAGATGCAGAGCCCCGCCTCGAGGGCCGTCTTGCCAACTCCCTGGCCGGACTTCACAGCGACCTTGGCATGATCCTGCACATCCTTCGCGGTCGCGCTCTGCCAGTCATCCGGATCCATATCGAGGACTTCCCGCAAAAAAAGAACGGGGTCCTTTGCGTATCTCATCGGCCCGTTCATTCTTCACCGCCCTTATTGTCCTTGTATCCGTCGATGATGGATTGCTTCCAGGCATTGAGGAACTCGTTATCCTGCGAGCCCGAGCCGCCAGCTTTAAGTCTTTCAGTCTCAGCGATCAGTTTGTCCGTCTTTGCCTTCTGCTCAGGAGTCGCCATGTCCATGTGAGAGGCGAGCCAGTCCAAAGCCTTCATACGGTCCGGAAGCTTGACTGTCACCCCGTCGCGCCCCTGCTTGACCTCTCCGACCAGGGTCGTATCTACATCTCGCGATTCTCTCAACCTGACCACATTCACGGTCTGCATGAGAGTTTCCTTCTCTCCGGTCTCGGGATTCGGAATCATCACAGGTCCGAACTGGGAAATAACGGGCCCTTCTTCCTGTCCCCAGCTCAGATAATCACCCATGTCAGCGAAGGCGATGTCCATGTATCGTTGAAAGATATCCTCAGGGCTGAGAAGAGCCTGCGTGTATCGCTCCTGCTTGAGGCGCTGGATCTCAGCTCTGATATTAACATTTGTTAACAGCCTTGACCCTGCTGCAATAGCTGCCGCATAGGAACAGCCGTAAGCCTTCTGATACGCCGAGGTCGCGTTGAAGGATTTCGAGAAATAAATACAAAACAGTTTTTGCTGATCGGTCAGCTCCTGATTCTTTTCGATGCGCTCAGCTGTCTTTTTCGCTCTTTTAATGGTCGGATTGGTCGGATTCTTATTGGTCGGACTTTCCGACCATTTATCCTGTCTTTTCCACTTGCTGACCAAATCTTCAGATACACCGAGCTCAGCGGCTATTTCTTTCAGTTTTTTCTGTTTACCGGAATCGAGCCATAGCTGATACGCAAGGTCTCGCTCCGGACTGCGTGCCCTCGGCATCAGCTATCACCTCGCTTAAATAAAATTGGCGGGCCCTGTGACCCGCCTGCCATTATTTGTTACGCGCTATCGGCCTGCGCGGGACAAGAAGTCCAGGCAACTGTTTAGCATCGGCGGGTAGCGAATCGCCGACAAAATGAAACACCGAGCTGTTACACTCGGTGTCCCATGGGAACATGCAAAACGCTATGCTCTCGTCTCGCAAAAGAGACGCCGTACCTGTAACAATACGGCGTCCTGATTGAAGGAGGGTAAAAATGAAAGCCCAACCGTGCATCGCTCCCCATCTCTGCACGGTACTACTTTATCACTTTTGTTTTTGGTATTTAATGGCATTTACTGGCAACTTTGCGAAATCCAATCCTTTTCCACCGGTATACGGTACTTAAGTTGCACGGAACCATCTTTGCGATGTCCTCGTAGGTATACCCATCCACAAAGTGCAGCATCAGCACCCTCCGGGCCTGGTCATGGTCTATAGCATCGATTGCAGCCGACACCTCGCGCATAACCGTGATGGCCCTTTCCTGAGCTGCTTTCCAGTCCCTGATCAGATCATCAATGCGAACGATGTAGTCTGACAGGTCATGCTCCATGTTGTGGGCCTTCGGCATATCCCCGCCTTCGTAGCTTATCCCCTTCACGCCCATCATCTCACTGCGGACGCGCTCGATCCTTCGCTCAATGTCCTTAACTTCCGCTTTTGCTGTTCTGTACCGTGAAAGATATACCGCCGCTTCCTGCTGCATCTCTTTTGCTGTCATCACTTCCCCCGAAAGAAATCTTCCCTCTCCTGCATCTGTCTTGATGTGTGCCGGCTGGCATAGAGCTTAGCCCTCTTCCGTCCTATCATAGCCACCATCTGGTCGAGAACCTGGCCTGTATACCTGTCAATGTTGCTGGAGGCGCCTGCCTCCTGGTCTGTGATCTCATGCTTTTCGCAGTATCCTGTTTCCGGGTCGCGCACCTCCAGGCAGATCAGCACACCCTCCTGCGGCGGCAGTAACCTGATCTCGACTCCGGAATCACGAACGTAAGACAAAAAATCAAACAACTTTCTCCTCCTCCCCGATCGGCCGCATAACTATGTCATAGATGTTTATCAATGTTTCCTTCCTGCAGACCTCCTGCAGCTTATCCGGATCCATGCCATACTCCCCTTCGATGTCCCGGATTTGCTGATAGATCCGGGCACACCTGTCAAAGCCAAAGCCATACTTGCGGTGCAGGGAGATCATGACTCCGCCCATCACCTGAGGGGCGATCCATTTAATCTGCTGGCGCCTCATGTAGATCCATTGCGCCTCAGACATGCGCCTCTGATTCAGGGATGCATTGAGGTACGGCAGGTCACGCCATGACTTCCCCTCGCCGTTCTGGATCTCGATGCCGGTCTCCTTATCGCACATCTCAATCATGCTGTGCATGTTGGTGGATGCGCAGTCCTGCCAGACCTCAGAGGTGATCTCAAACAGCCGTGTGATTGCCTGCTGTCGTTTACCGTGATGCCTCCAGAGCGCGATAGCGGATGCCCCGTAGATAATAAAGCACTGCTTCCGTCCTTCCTGCTCCAGGGCGTCTGTAGCCTTCCGATAGCCTGATTGGTGCTTTCTCTTTCCCACGCTTTACTCCTCTCTTCTCAAATATTCTTCTCCGCCTTCAAGATATTTCTTCCCTTCATCGGTATGACACCATTCCACATATTCCCTTCGCATATCATCGGTCAGCAGTTCAACATGCCCGAACATTAACAGAGAATAGATTTCCCGATGATACCTAAGGCACCATGTTTTGAAGCTGAGCGTCATTGTTACCATCTGATCACTCCTCTCCATAAATGCACCTTTTAGCCTCTTCGATAATGTTATCATCGATCCTTTTCATAGTTGCCATGCCTTCTCTATATCCCAAAAAGAAGCCGAAAGAAAAGAGAAATATGATACCAATAACACCAAATATTGCTGATATAATATCCATGCTCTCACTTCTCTAATATCCAATCATCGGTCTCCTCAAATGGCATTGTAGGAATCTATCCCATATCCAGACAAACGGATAACCGGAACCGTATTTAATCTTGATAGTTCTGTATTTAGGCATCGTCTTCCTCCCATAAGCTCGAGCCTTCCTCATATGCCTTTTCCCATGGATAGATATTGATACGTCCGCAGTTATCACAAATAACCTTCCTGCGCGAATACTCTACCCCGTGCAGGTGCTGTGAACCCCCACATGCTCCGCACTCGTACAACGGTGTGCCGCCGGGCGTCGCATAGTTCCCTTTAATTTCCTTCCATCGTCCGATTTTGCTCATGCTTCTTCCTCCGCTTCATCCTTGAAGTCATCACACTGTTGCCATCCGTGCCAATTCTGCCGGATGTACAGCGCTGTGTGTCCTGCCGGTTGCACAGGCCCTTTGCACTTCCCATCTTCATTCCACTTGCAATCATCGGCATCACAGTACACAATCATGCTTCATCCTCCCCGTGATACTTGCTATACGTCAAAAGGTAATCGGCAATTTCCCGGATTTCCGCATCGGAAAACATATCGACTTCTATCTGCGCTCCCAGCTCCGGAACCGGCCCAAGGGTAAGGGCCGCTCCGAGCCTCATAAGCGGTGTAGTCCCCACGGCCTTTGTGCCGTGAATCAACTTTTGTGCTACGGTAATGGGAGTGTCATTGTCTTCGATCTGAATCATGCTTTGTCCTCCTGATAAGATGCAGGGAGCGGACGCCATGCGATCACTCGCAACTTATTCCATCCGGTCTCGTGGTTGACCGTCCATGCGTCATACTGAGCAGAATAGTTGCCGATGCCGTATGTCTGATACAAGCGATTGTAATTTCCATAGCGGAAGTACTCAAACCATACAAGGACATCGGAGTAATCTTCTGGCAGTTTCTCCGTCACCAGAATCCACCTGTCCTGCTCCGCATCCTGCTTTCCTTCCTCGTATCCACACTTGTACGCAATGTCATGCAACCTGTCTGCGTAATGCTCCCAATCATCCGAAGGCGGCGTGCAGGTCTGGATCGCTTCGAGTTTTTCAATGGCGGCGATTGCTGTCTGCATGGCCTCTTTTTCCTCTTCCGCAGAAGCATAATACTCACATGAAGAACAATTTCCATCACATGAAGGGTCTGCCTTATATGCGTCTTTGCAATCCATCCACTTGTTGAATATTTCGATTGCTTTGCTGTTATCCATCCTGCTCCTCCTTACACCATTCTCCGGCTCTTATGGCTTCATCCAAGCGGGCGGCAAGCAGACCAAATGCTTCTACAGGGCTTCTCGCCTCGACAAAATAGAACATGTCCGTCATGCAGTCCCTGATGATATAGAGGCGGTTTTCTGCGTAATACCAGAGGTAGTATGCTTCGCTTAATCCGATACTCGGAAAATTATTCCATTTGAGGTCATTAGTTTGTATTGCCCGATATACCTCGTGTATGGCTTTATCAGTTTTATCCATCCTATCCCTCCATCATGGCGGCTGTTTCCTCTAACCTTCCTTTAGGGTTCACTGGACATTTAACAGCCATTCAGGATTGCGCACCTCCCTATAGACTGCACCGCCATGTCAATATTGCAAAGTTGATGCTAAGTTGATGCTAAGTTGCTTCGAAGTTGAGTCGAAGTTGTGGCTTCCTTCAACTGCTCCCTCAACTGCTCCCTCAACTGTTCGGGATTTCCGAACAACTCGCTTTAATGTCGCTTTAAGTCACTTTAAATCACCAGCGTCTAATTCCGCCTCGTATCGTGTTTTGAGATAGGCTGCCAATGTATTTCGATTAACGCCCATCTTTTTTGCAATCTGTATTTTCGGAATACCATAATCCAACAGCACTTTGATGTCTCGTGCTTTGCCAGTCAATTTAACATATCCAGACTTACGTCCTTTAGGCCTGCCAAGTACAACGCCTTCCGCTCGTTTCTTTGCGAGCGCTTCTTTCGTTCGGCGACTTATCATTTCGCGTTCAATTTCGGCAGATAATCCGAAAGCGAAAGCAAGGACTTTTGATTGGATATTGTCACCAAGCTCGTAACCATCTTTAGCTGTATACACCTTCACGTCGTTATTCATGCAGTATTCAAGTATCCGCATCACCATAAACAATGATCGTCCAAGCCTGGAGATTTCTCCCGCCAACAGCACATCACCTGGTTTTAATTTTTTGAGCAAAGCCCCAAGCTCTCTCTTTTCCGGCTCTTTCGTTCCGGAGACACCTTCATCATCAATGTATTCCGTGATTTCCAAACCAAGGCGCTTTGCAAGTTCATCAACACCGAGACGCTGATTTTCTCCATCCTGTTTTCCAGTCGATACCCTCAGGTATGCATAGACTGCCATGTCAGTTTATCCCTTCCGTCGGTTTCCATCTGATTGCGAAATGCTGTTCTGTATTCCGCATTGATTCCAGACACCCAACTCGCTCCATCTCTCAGGCTGTGATAATATCTGTTAATCAGCGTGGTTGCTTCGGCATCCGGCGTCCTCATTGCGCCGATTCCGCATATTTCAGCGGCAATCATCGTGTCTTTGTACAGTTTTTCATCAAACACAAATGGCTCTTCACCAAATGCCATACACAGAGCAAGCAACTTTGCCGCTTTATGCTTGCTCATTATTCCGAGCCCTGCATTTAATGCGGTTCTTTCCATCTCGTTCATGCGCGTCTCACTTTCCGTCATCGGTAAGGTCAATCAGCGGGCAGGCTTGCGGTCTGCTGTCCCCATCGTAAATCCACTCTTCGGGTTGGTCATCATCCATACAGTGGCACATAAGTTCGCATAGTTCCGTCCACCCTTTAGCCGGATGAGGTCTGCTCCCATACCAAGAGCATCCATCACAGCCATCCGGCATTTCTTTCATTGCTGTTATCTTAATCGCAATCATTTTGTTCCATCCTCCTCTCTTTCCAATTGTTCCTCAAACAGTTCCATGCATTTCTCACAGCCCATGTTTTCCACGATCGAACAAATAATGTAACCGTCCTGAAATCTCAATACATTTGCAAACAGACATTGTTCTGCGGTAGCGCCATTATATTCTTGAAAATCTTCGCAATCTCCTGATTCTGCCAAATAACAAATGCCGCCCCTGCACCAATGATTTTGTTCCCCTGGAAGATCCCAATTACTCCACAGTGTCCGCTCTGGCTCTGTCATGTGTAATACATGGTATGGCTCATTGATCGCCCTGTAATCATCGAAGCAATGGCCATGCGGGCACCTTTGTGACCAGTAATATAGGCAGTGTTGACAGATACATTCACCACATCCGCCTATTCTCGTTTTCATTTCTAATCGACCTCAAATAGTGCGCGGATTTCGTCAGGCGTCATTTACACGTCACTTTCCGCCCTGTGCAGGCTGTGTTCCGGATCAAAACCTTCCGGATACCGTGCGCGGAGCTTGTCGATGTTCATCTGCATGATGTCTTCAAGTGATAAACCGTATGATGTGCACCATTCCGCAATGAACCACAGCAGATCGCCGAGCTCTTTCTGTGCGTGCCGGGGATCCATCTCGTGCCCTTGGTACTGTTTCTGGTAAATGCCATGCAGCTCTCCGATCTCTGAGACCATTCCATGCAGCGCATGCATCTCTTTTTCTTTGTCTGTCAGATCGTAGTTAATGGTTCTTGCAGCTAAAAACTGATATTCATTTCCTGTCATTTTTTTAACTCCTTGATGTTGCGGTGGTCGTTTGCCATCGCTTTTTTATTCCAAAAAATCAAATAATGTCGGCATCTCTCTTTCGTTGTCAGCTGCTTCCAGGTATCCGACTCCGTCCCGGAAATAGTCCGGGTTCAACTCGCAACCAATGCCGTAACGGTTCATCTTAACCGCCGTCATCGGGACTGTCATGATGCCGCCGAACGGGTCATAAACGATCTCGCCCTCATTCGAATAGCGCTCAATGATCCTCTCCACGATGTCGATCTGCAAAGGGCAGACGTGCATCTGCAGCCTGCGGCGCTTTTGGTTGGCGTTGAGCGTGCGCATTCGGTTGATATCGTCCCAGATTTCCATCTGGTTCCAGGACGCCGGCGGGCACGCCATGAACGTAGCTGGGAGCCTGCCGTAAGCGTCCATGATCTCGTACATCTTCAAATGATCTTCAAAGCGGTACACGCTGTTTCTCGAGAATTCTTTATATACACGCCCCAACGCTCCCGGATCGATAGCTTTGAGCTCTTCTTTGTCAAGGAGCCTGTCACCCGACGACCTCCAATATGCATTAGCGTCAAGCTGCCAACGGGCGCGCGTATATTTCTCTTTATCCTTCGTTACCGGGATATCTGCATACGCATTTTTACCGTTTGTTTGTTTTTTTCGGAACAACAGGATATATTCAGGGCATCCGACACCCATCTTTGATCCGTCCTTGCACTGCTCTGTCCAGCCGAGACGATATGTCTGGTTGTTTTCCCTCACAACATCGGTCAATACAGTGATCATGCCGATGTAATAAAAGCCATGCTTTTTGTAGTGATTAATCACATCGACGTGAAATGCGTCCATCGTAGGAAATCCACATTCTGTGACATTACCGAATAGTACCCTGTCCTTTACATGAATCGCGGCGATCCGTCCAGGCTGCAATACTCTCAGGAGTTCGGGCGTAAGATAATCCATCTGCTCAAAGAAGCGCTCAAGATCCTGATTGTGTCCGAAATCGTTGTAGCTATTGGCATATTCATAATGATTCCCGAATGGTATCGACGTATGAATAAGACCGACAGAATCCGCTTTCATTGCCCTGGTATACTCTACACAGTCACTGTTTACTGCTTTGTAATGCTTTCCTTCGATCTCCACAGACTCCACCCCCATCTTTCTTTCCAGCCGCTTGAACTTATCCGTCGTATTGAGCCCATATCTTTTCACAATCTCGATCATCTTCTCAACCATGCGGTTGTGGTTTCTCCACTTCTCTTCCAGAGCCGCTTTGATCTCCCTTTCAGACTCCATGTAAATGATATCTATTACCACCTGATCCTCTTGCAGGAATCTGTAGCACCTGTGGATTGCCTGTATAAAATCATTGAATTCATAGTCGATTCCAACGAATATCTCCCTGTGACAATGTCTCTGGAAGTTGCAGCCGCTGCCTGATAGTGATTTTTTTGTAGCAAAATACTGCACTTCTCCATTTGAGAACGCAATCACGCTCCGTTCGCGTTCGTCATAATCCATGCTCCCGTATATGTCGACCGTTCCAGGAACCTGTCTTTTGATCTCTTCCCGTTCAGCTTCCCGATCATGCCATATTACAAAATGATCTTTCGGCGATTCTCTGATGATCTCGGCCGCTTTTCTGACTCTATCTTCGATCGTGTCCTTTTTGATATGTGCGGCTTCTTTTAAGCCTGCTGCCGCCTGTTCGAACAACATAATCTGTCCATCCTTGTCCATGGCTTTCCCGTATTCGATCGGCAGCTCATGCCAGTTCACCTGTAAAGGCGGCAATACATAGCCTTCGTCGGAATATTCCGGGTTGAGATCAGACGGCTTCGTGATGAACAGGGCCCATGATGAAATCCATACCCAGAATTCATCTTCCATGTTGGGATACAGTGTCAGGTTATTAGCTTTCGTTGAATCCCTCTGAAAGAACCTCGTGAGCGCCTGCCCCGTGTCCATTACCTCCAGATATCCGGCATAATGGATCAGCTCTTTGTACCTGTTCGGCGATGGTGTCGCCGTGGCAACGAGTTTGTATTTCACACCTTTGAATTTGTCCAAAAACGTCTGATAAGTCTTAGAACCGAATGACCTGAGCACCGACGCTTCATCAAGCGACGCGGCTGTAAAATATGTCGGGTTTATGTCTCCGTCCCGCACTCTCTCGTAATTTGAAAGTACGATCTGTGTTTTAGAAGTTCTCACCTCATCCATGGTGCGGACGTATTCAGGAGCCTCGTATCCGAGAATCTCCACCGCGTCCCTGGTGAATTCTTGCTTTACTCCCAGTGGCAAGACGATCAGCGCCTTCCCCCCATCGTGTTTTATGCACTGATGGCAAAACTCAAGTTCCTGTATCGTCTTTCCTAATCCGAAAGATTCAAACAGTGCCCGGCGTCCTCCACGCAGCGCCCACTGCACTGCATCCCTCTGGTGAGGTTTCAATACCGGATTGATCTCTGATTTATCCACCTCAAAACCGCTGTCTTTTGCGATTTCCATTTTTGTCATTAGAAACTCTTTGTAGTCCACTTTTAAATCCAGGAGCCGCTATAGCTATTACCCGGCCGGGGCGCCGCTCCTTTCCAAAAAATCTGTAATTATTTCATTTCATCTTCGTACTTACTCAGGTCAATCAATGGGCACTTTTCACACTTCCAGCCGTTCGGAAAATACTCTGCATCATCTGGTAAATATTCCCAAAGGGTATCTCCTCCCATTGCCATGCATTCACCATCCGATGTGCAAAAGTTGCAGTATTCGTATGATTCCGGCATGGGTACATTAAGTCCAATCATGTCTTCAGCGCCTCCTGTGCTTTTTTGCATTTGGGCAGGTGGCAAAATGGGATGTATGCCCGGAGGATACCCCTGCCAGGTTCTCCTGTCCCGGCTGTACCGGTGTTCCTCTCATCGTGTGGCCGTCGTTCATGACGTAGAGCCTGCTCCCTTCCGGATCGGCAATGAACCTTTCAGTCTTGGTATCTACAGGCATCTGCTTTCCTGCCTTGGTGTGTATCCAGATGATCTCTGCTCCGCAGCT